TACTCTCCTGTACTCATCGTGTCTTTTAAAGTTCCTAATGTGAATATCACTTACTTGGAATATTTTTCTTATCATGGTTTAACCCATCATTTTTTTGAGAATGATCTCACCGAATGTTAACGGCTTTGCTTTTTGTAATAATTCTGTCATATTTTCGAAACCTAAATCAGATGGATCCTTTCCTTCTAATTGTATTAAATAGACTTCCTTACCCAAATTTAATAACTGTTCTGAGTAAGTTAATGCTTCCTTAAGAGCATCCTTGTCTAGTGCCAAATATACTGTTTTTACTTGAGATTCCACAAGTTTTAACATCAGTGCCTTTGGAATTGATTTTCCAAATAGGGGAATGGCGTTTCTTTTTATTGCTATTGCGTCGAATATGCCTTCGCAGAGTATTACGGGTACTGACCAATTAACAAAGTATTCCATACCAACAATTTCTGTCTTTTGAATAGACGGTGCGTCGTACTTTTGATACGGATCCTTTTCAAACGAGCGAGCAATAAAATAGTTTACTTGACCCATTTTATCGTAAGAAGGAATAATAACTCTATTGCGATACCTTCCAGTTTTACAATACCCAATGTTATATTTGCGCACATCAGACTCGTTGATGCCTCTATTTTTTAAGTAGACCGCTGCGTGACGATACTCGAGTGATTTGTCGTTTTCTGTCATGGATATAAATTCTTTTGGTAAAAATATCCTTTCTACCATCGCGTCTTCTATCTTCGTCCTATCGTTGGCGAAATAGCTTTTCATCTCCACAAGTCTTGATTTGTCTACGCCAAGCTTCTTAAATAAAGAGACAGGCGTTTTGCCTTTGGTAGCCGGGTGACAAGTCCAACAGTTGTATTGACCTGTTGAAATGTTGACTACCAATTTTGGTTTCTTGTGATTGCAAATGGGGCAGTGGAATGAATGATCCTTCTTGTTTTTGTCGGGCTTTGATTTTCCCAACACAGATTCCAAAAGACCCAAAACTAATTGTTCGTTCTCCATATATTGAATATACAAAAATATTTTCGAATAAAAAAATTTAATCTTTGTTGAGCGCACTTAGAACTTAAGTTTTTTATTGTCCTACAAAATAATTATTTTTAAAACCTTCTACAACAGGGGGAAAACTACAGCAGACAACAACAGCAAGCAGATGAATATAGAAGATAAAGAGGTAAATAAACCTAAACTAACAGAGGAAGAATTACAGGGGTTGTACATGTATCTTAGCATGAACTATGAAGGTATGAGTAATGAAGAAAAAAAATATTGGTACCAATTAATGAATGAATTAGATCCCGAGTTTAATAACATAGAAGAAGATGATTAAGATATATGTACTAGAAGGTTGTGATAAATGTAAAAAATTAAAGACAACCTTAGATAGTTTAAAAATTGGGTACGAAGAGATTCCTTGCGAACAGTATCCCAATATGTGTGATAATATAGAAGACGTTACTGGGGTAGATTCTTACCCAATAGCTAACTTAAACGGGAATATCTTGTACATCGCTGATAACTATTCGGATATAAACAAAATAAGAATAATATCTGAAAACCTTTCTACTATGGGAATGTACTCGATAGATAATATCATAGATGCGATAAAAAATTATTAAATTAACAATATGAGATACAAACAATTAATTACTAAAAAATTAGGTGAGCTGATAAACATGATAATGTACCAAAGCTCTCAAATTTCCCAATTGCGTCCTCCACAAGAACTAAAAGAAACTCTTGACAGAATGCAATCAAAAATAGAAGAAGTTCAACATTTAATAGACACTGAGCACGAATCTTAATCAAAAAATAAAAGTTATGAAAAAATTGACAGAAGAACAAATCCTTGAGAACTTACAAAAGTTTTACGGATACATTGACAAGTACATTACCTCTGACAGGAAAGACGCTTTACTGGAATTTTATAAGAGTAGAGAAGTTACCTTAGCTATTAGTCCAGCATCCACTAAATTAGCACATCACAACTGTTTTCCAGGTGGATACGTTGAACATGTTAATAGAGTAGTTGAAGCCTCTTTAGTTATGGATAAAGTATGGGAGCGCTTTGGTCAGAAGAAAGATTATACTGTTGAAGAACTAGTATTCTCTGCAATTAATCATGACCTTGGTAAACTGGGCACTAATGAAGAGCCTTTCTACATTCCTAACGATTCTTCATGGCATATAGAAAAGCAAGGAGCACACTTTAAATACAATAACAACATTACTCACATGAGAATTGCTGATCGTAGTTTATTCTATTTACAACAAGCAAACATTAGTGTTAGCGAAAATGAGTTCTTAGCAATTAAGTTACATGATGGTCTTTACGAAGAATCAAATAAAGCATATTACATTACTTACAGTTCTGACTCGGAATTAAAATCTAATTTACCTTACATATTACATCAAGCCGATTTAATGGCTTCGAGAGTAGAAACACAAATTTAAAATGACTGGAATAATCGCAATCGCATTATGGTTCGCCACTATTTTTGGCGCTACTGTATATAATCTTTACAGAAAAAACAAACGTTTAGAAGAGATCGTACTTAATCAAAGTAGCTTCGTTAACGATACGTTGTCTATAATGGACGACTTCAATGCTCTAGTAAATAAAATAGACATGACAATGTGGGTTCAATCTGACCCAGAATTATTACAATTATTTGAAACTATAAAAGCAGTCCAAGCTAGAGTTCAACAATTTACAGGCAGAAAATAATATGGCAGAAGACATACTTGCGGAACAGGAACCGGACATGGGTCTTACCATCAAAGGTACGCCTAGAATTAGAAAGCCAAAAACAAAAAATGTTTATTTTACTTCTGAAACTGAAGAGGCTATTCTAAGATATCGTGCTGCGCCTAATCAAGCTTTAGCAAATCAAATCTATAATAAAGAGATTCACTACGCATTCTACAAATTAGCCGAAAATATTATCCACACATTTAAGTTTTACTATACAGAAGTAGACAATATAGAGGATCTTAAGTTCGAAGTTATATCTTTTCTTTTACAAAAATTACACCTTTACGATCAATCAAAAGGCAAGGCTTATTCTTATTTTGGAACGATTGCTAAAAGATATTTGATTATCTACAATCAAAAGAACTATAAAAAGATGGTCTCCAAAATGCAAGTGGAGGAGATAGACAACGCAGAAAAAACTCACGAGACTTTAATACTGGAGCCCGGTTCATCTGATGTAGACAGGGTTTCTGTAATAGATCAATTTATAAAGCACGTAGACGATAATTTGACGCAACTTTTTGAAAAAGAATCCGAGACTAAGGTTGCAGACGCTATTTTAGAAGTCTTTAAGAAGCGAGAAAATATAGATATCTTTAACAAAAAAGCCCTATTCATATACATAAAAGAGATGACCGACTGTCAATCCAATACCATTACAAAGGTAATCAAGAGACTCAAGGTCATATACAAAGAAGTGTTGGATCATCATATTGAAAATGTTGACCAGTAATATTTATTTATAAAAATCTTATGGAACTTGAAAAAGAAATCTTCCCTGGCAAGACTTTGGCGCAATTGGTGGAAGAGGTATACAATAAGCACAAGTCTCAGGACTCAACAATAAAATCAGAAATATTACGTTTGGCAGATATGATTGAAGGCCCTGGAGATGCTATCGTTTTGGTACCCATGATCAAGGGCTTATTAGATTCTAGTCTTAAAAATGACGAAGTTTTAATGAAAATACTTGCTGCTTTCCAAAAGTCTGCAGACGCCAAAGACAAGTCCGTTGAAGACGGAGGTCTTTTAAGCGAGAAAGATATAGAGCAATTAATGAGCGAAGTAACTTCTATAGGAAACGGAGTTAAACAATTACCCAAAGCATAATGGCATTCGATTTTTTTAATAACGCCCAAGAAACTGGAGAAGGTTCTCAAGGATTCTTTTATATAATAGGAAGAGTCAAAAGCATTGTAATGTCCGATTACATTGAGGGAACTAAACTACCAAATCCTAATTTTAAAAATTATGGAGATCTTGGCAAGATAAATTTTGAAATAGTATACTCAAGTCTAAGTTCCATTAGTAGCGATCAAGCCAATACGCCAGCATACCCATTTTTTAGTTTCCTAAATCAATATCCATTAGTTAATGAGATAGTCATAATATTTCCCGGACCAACTGAGGCATTAAATGATTCTTTTGAAAATAAGTCTCTATTTTATTTACCTCCGTTTAATCTTTGGAAATTTAGTCCTAATCATAGCGCGATGCCTAACATTGCCGAATGGAGTAAGCAATTACAAGACATAGGTAACAGACCTAATTACGTGCAAACTGATAATCAACAGATGCAATTATTTTTAGGAGAATATTTTAAAGAGAATAAGGTTAGAAAATTAAAGCCTTTCGAAGGAGACATAATAATAGAATCAAGATTTGGACAATCAGTAAGATTTGGAAATACCACGCCTAAAGTAAAAAAATCAAACTATTGGTCAAATTCAGGAGCTCAAGGAAGTCCTATTACTATGATAGTAAATGGTCAAGGTCAACCTGATAATACGAAGGATCCATTTAGTCCTACTGTAGAAAATATAAACAAAGATAAGTCTTCCATATATTTAACTTACGATCAACAAATAGATATTACGGACTTAAACAATTTTAGTTTTAGATCTTTTGGAGGATTAAACGCTCAGTTTCAAGAAAAAACAAATAACGTTAGGATGTCTCAACAACCAATAATATCTAACGAAATAGTTGACGCAGAAACTCAAGATAAAAATTCAATAGGTTAGCAATGTTAGATAAATTAATATTTCCATACACCGGATCTCAAGCTATAATATCCTCAGATAGGGTAATGTTGCACGCTAAAAAAGATACTATAATTTTAGCTGGTAAAAGAGCCATATCTTTATGTTCAGCTGAAACTATAAATTTAGATGCTAACGAATCTATTAAAATAGACTGCGATAATATACAATTGGGTCATGAAGCAGAAGCGCTAGGCGAAAACGTCATTCTCGGTAGAACATTGGTTAGTCAGCTAAAGGCATTTTGCATATCTTTACAAGCCATAGGACAAGAGCTCTCAAGAGTTGCGGAAAGTAAAGACGCTATAGCAGCTTCAATGACTATTATAATGCATCAAGGAAATGAATTGGACGTGGCGGCTACCGATTTATTGAATTCTTTAGACTCGACTCTTTCTCAAAACACTTTTACTAGATAATCATGGGAAACGAAAATATAAACGTAGATTTAAACGAGCAGCTCATAAGATCCCAAACACCTGCAGTTCTCTCTTTAAAAGTTGGAAGTCTTGGAGAGGGTTTAGAAAGAATACAATCTACCATATCTACGGCTACTATAGCAATAAAAAAAAAGGTATCTAGAATATTTTACGGAAAAACAAATCAAGGCGCTGTAGCAGATAAAAAAAAGGGAGCAAAAAAAATATTTCAAAATCCTTTAGATTTAGGACTATTAAAATTGCTAAATATAATAGCAACAATAGATTTTTGTGCAATATTTAGTTTCGCTGCAAATCAAATACCTGATAACTTACAAAAATTTGATCCTAATAAACAACCAGACGATAAATCTCCATTAGGTAAAAGCAAGTGGCAGATACAAAAATATGCTTACGATATACAAAAATATATCGATAATTTTATGGCCACGTATGCAGGATCTCAAACAGCCATTGATTTTATACCTTTTAACGAGGACACAAAAAGAGAATTAAATAATTTAATAGCACAAATAACTTCTTTATTAGAAGATTTGACTAATCCTAATGAAGACGCCTCTTTAGAAAATCCAGCATTTGTCGAAGCATTTCCTCAAGCAACTATTTTAAATAATTTTATAAGAAATGCAATAGGTTCTTTGAATAGGAAATTAGATTTAAGACAAATTAATAATGCTGAATTTCAAAATGCGATAAATACAATAAATAAAGTAAGACAAACTTGTATTACGGTACAAGCTATAAACGATCCTAAAACAGTCTTACAGCAATTAGATACATTTACGAAAGGTTCTATAAGCGAAGCGATAAGACAATTAGATCAATTAATA